TGGGCTCGGAGATGTGTATAAGAGACAGGTTATAAATAGTTCAAGATACGCCGATGTAAATCTATATACGGGCGAACTTGAGGTTAATCGTCGGTATATTGATAGCGGTAGAAAAGAACTTAGATATAATCTTGATACACTATCAGGTTTAGTATACAAAAAACCGCTAAGAGTACTTACAGAAAAAGAATTAAATGCCCTGGTTGAAATATACAATAATAATAAAATGGGAAATCTTAATAATAATACGGATATGATTAGTGAAGATATAGAGGTAGGTGACAATAATAATTAGCTGATCGTCTACTTTTATTGTATAGCATCAGCCCGCCCCTTATGGCGGGCTTTTCATTGGGGTCTCCGATGTTTGGTACCGACGTCTCACGGGCGGCGAGCGATCATGCTTTGTCCGAATGGCCGCGCGAGTCCTGCGGCGTGGTGGCCGGCGGGGTGTATCACCCCGTTGCCAATATCGCCGCCAATCCGCTCAACTCTTTCGAGATGCCGGCCTCGGTGTGGCTCGATCTCGCGCCTGAGGCGGCCATTCATAGCCATGATGCTGCGACGGTGACCGGCGCGGACGGACGGCCTCGGCCGCGCCACCCTCACCACCCGAGCCGCGACGACATGGCAAGCCAGATCGCCGCCGGCGTGCCGTTCGGCATCGTCTCGACCGATGGCGAGGCGGCGAGCGATATCCTCTGGTGGGGCGATCACGTGCTCGCCGAGCCGCTGGAAGGGCGAACCTTCGTGCCCGGCGTGCGCGACTGCTACGCGCTGGTACGCGCCTGGTATTTCCAGACACGCGGCGTCACCCTGCCGGACTTCGCCCGTGATGACGGCTGGTGGTCGGCCGGCGAGAACATGCTGGTCGACGGCTTCGCCGAGGCCGGCTTTATGCCTGTGTCCGGGCCGCTTCAGGCGGGCGACGTGTTCTTTGCCCGCGCCGGTGCGCCGATGCCCTGTCATTCGGGCGTGCTGCTCGATGACGGGCTGATACTGCATCACCTCGACGGTTGTCTTTCGGGCCGGGCGCCGCTCGGCCGGTGGCTCCATCGCATCACCCATTGGGTGCGCCATGCTTCGTAACGTCTATCTGCACGGCGCCTTGCGGCGCCGGTTTGGCCCGCTGTTCCGGCTCGATGTTGCGACGGCCGGCGAGGCCGGACGGGCGCTCGCCGTCGTGCTGCCCGGCTTCCGCGAGGCGGCAATCGGCAAGTGGTTCCGCGTGGTGCGCGGCGATCGGCGCAAGGGGATGGCGCTCGGTCGGGATGATCTGGACTTCCGCCTCGGTGGTGCGGATCTCCATATTGTGCCGGTGCTGGCCGGTGCCGGCGGGCGCGGCGGTCTTGGCAAGATCATTGCCGGCGTCTTCCTGATCGGCGCTGCTTTTTTCTTTCCGGGCGCTATCGCCGCAATCGGCACGTCGACCGGCCTCGGCATTACGGCCGCGCAGGTGGCTGGCCTCGGTGTGGCCCTAGCACTGACCGGCCTCGGGCAGATGTTGGCGCCCAAGCCCAAGACGAACAAGGATCAATCCTCCTATCTCCTTGAGGGTGGTCCGAATGTGACCAGCGAAGGCGGGCCGGTGCCGCTGGTCTATGGCCGGCGCGTGCGCGTCAAGCCGGTCATCGTGGGGTTGGGCCTTTCATCCGAGGACACCGCGCTATGACCTATCACGATGCGCGTGTGCCCCGGCTCGCCGGCGCCGGCTCCGGTGGCGGAAAGAAGGGCGGTAGCGGCGGCTATTCGGAATCGCCGAACACGCTCCGCGCCAAGCAAACGCTGCGGCTGCTCATGCTGGTCAGCGAGGGTGTGACCGGCGGTCTCGTCGACGGCGCCAAGTCCATCTATTGCAATGACGTGCCGCTTCAGAACGACGACGGCACCATGAATTTCGAGGGCGTGAGCTACGAGACGCGGCTCGGCTTGCCCGATCAGGCACCCATGGTCGGCATCCCGGCCGTCGAAACCGGAGAGTCGGCTGGTGCCGAGCTGAAGAAAGCCGTGCCGATCGTGCTGTCCGTGACCAACCTTGACGCCACGGCGGCGCGCGTCTCGATCCGCGTCGTCTCGCTCACCAAGACGGACACCAGCTCAGGCGCGATATCGGGCAATTCGGTCGAAATCGCCATCGATCTTCGGACTGAAGGCGGCGCCTGGGCGGAAGTGAAGCGCGACACGATCTCGGGCAAATGCACCTCGCCCTATGTGCGCGACTATCGCATTCCGCTCGTCGGTAAGGGGCCGTGGTATGTCCGCACGCGCCGTCTTTCCGAGGACAGCAACGGCACCACCTCGCTCAACGCCACCTACTGGTCATCGATGACGGTGATCGAGGATTACCGCCTCAGCTATCCCGATAGCGCCATGCTCGGGCTCGTCGTCGATGCCGCGTCCTTCGGTTCCTCGTCCATCCCGACCATCACCGCCGACTGGTGGGGGATCGAGGTGCAGGTACCGAGCAACTACGATCCGGAGACGCGCGTCTACTCCGGCATCTGGGATGGCAGCTTCAAGCGGGCGGCGACCGACAATCCGGCGTGGGTGTTCTTCGACCTGATCGACAACCCCCGCTACGGCCTCAAAAAGTACCTGCCGGGGCTCAGCGCCGCCTTTCCCGAGGTCTACTCGCTGACCAAGTGGGAACTCTACGACATCGCCCGCTATTGCGACGAACTGGTCGACGATGGCTTTGGCGGCAAGGAACCGCGCTTTGCCTTCAACGGAGTGATCTCCGACCGCGATGAGGCGATCAACGTGTTGACGGCCATGGCCGGCGTATTTCGCGGTGTCGTCTATTGGGGCGCCGGCGCCATCATGCCGGTGGCCGACAAGCCGGCCAGCCCGAAGAAGATCGTCAGCCGCGCCAACGTGATCGATGGCGCCTTCACCTATCAGGGCTCGTCGCTGACAGCCCGGCATACTCAGGTTCTCGTCCAGTTCCTCGATCCCGAAAACAACTTCAAGCCGGCGATCGAGGTGGTGGAAGACGCCGACGCCGTGACGCTCTATGGCGCGCGGCCGACAGAGATTCAGGCGATCGGCTGCACCTCGCGCGGACAGGCGCACCGCTACGGCAGTTGGCTTCTCCACACCGAGCAGAAAGAGACGGAAGTCGTGAGCTACCGCGCCGGCCTCGACCATGCCGACGTGGTGCCCGGCGACGTGGTGCTGATCGCCGATCCGTCCTACGCCGGCATCCGCTTCGGCGGGCGCCTCGCGGCCGTCGCGGCCGACCTTCGGGCGGTAACGCTCGACGCGCCGGTGACGCTTGGCGCCGCCGAGGCCTATCAGCTTACCGTCGTCATGCCCGATGGCTCGCTCGCCGATCGCGCCGTCACCAGCCCGGCCGGCGAGACGGTGACACTGTCGCTCGCCTCGGCGCTGCCGGCGGCGCCGGTTGCCGGTGCCATGTGGCTTCTCACCGGCTCCGAGGCTGCACCCCGGCCGTTCCGCGTGCTCGGTGTCAAGGAAAGCGATAAGCATCAGTTCGACGTGTCCGCGCTGTTCAATGACGAGGGCAAGTATGCCGCCGTGGAGCAAGGCCTCGTGCTCGATGCGCCGGCCTTCTCGGCCTATCCCAAGGGGCCGCTCGGCAAGCCGAGCGAGATCAGCGTCCACGAGTATCTGTATCTCGCCGGCGGCACGACGGTTCGCGGCGCCGCGACGGTCGGCTGGACGCCGTCGCCTGACGCCCGCACCGAGCGCTATGACGTCGAGATCAAGGCGCCGGGGCTTGAATGGGCGACGGCGGGAAGCGTCTCGGCGCCGAGCTTCGATACCCTCGACCTCATGCCGGGCGTCTATCGCTTCAGGGTGCGGACGGTCGGCGCCTTGAGTGGTCTCCGCTCGGGCTGGGTGGAGACGGCCGATGTGCTGGTCTACAGCGTCGCCGCGCCGCCCGATGACGTCGACGGCTTCTCGATCGGCGTGCTCGGCGACATCTCCACGCTGTCGTGGCGGGCGGTGACGTCGCTCAATCTGTCGCACCTGGTGGTGCGCTACTCGCCGTCGCTCGCTGGTGCCACATGGGGCAGCTCGGCGGTGCTCCTGCCGCATGTCACCGGCACCAGCGTGCAGGTGCCGACGCGGCCGGGCAGCTACCTCATCAAGGCGGTGAACGGGCAGGGCGTCGAGAGCGCGGCGGCGGCGATCGTCATCACCAACGTGGAAGGCGCCGCCCGCAACGTCGTAGAACGGCTGGCCGAGGAGCCGGATTGGAGCGGCGAGCATGACGGCACCTATGCGTGGACGGGCGAACTGCGGCTCGACAGCGCCGACATGCTCGCCGACTGGCCGGCCCTCGGCGACGTCGTCAGCCTCGGCTATGGCGTCCGTGGCATCCGGAGCGAGGGCATCTACACCAGCCTGGCCAGCTTCGACCTCGGCGAGGTCTACACCAGCCGGATCACGCCGGAAATCGCCGCTTACGGCGACAATCTGAATAACGCCATCGGCTCGTGGACCAGCCTTGCCGCCGTCACGAATCTGTCGGGCGCCGACAGCACCGAATGGGGCGTGGTGATGGAGACCAGCACCACGCAAGGCGACCCGGTCGACGAAGACGGATGGAGCGACTGGCGTGAGGCGGTGACGAGCGACGTGGTCGCCCGCGCGTTCCGGCGGCGGTTGCGTCTCACGTCAACCAATTCGTCGGTTACGCCGGTCGTCAGCCGCGCCCGGCTCCTCGTCGATATGCCCGACCGCATCGTCAGCGGCAGTGACCTCGTGGTGCCGGCGGGCGGCCTGCGAGTGGCGTTCTCCCCGCCCTACAAGCGCCTGACGGGCCTCTCCGTCGCCGCGCAGGGCATGGCGACGGGCGACATCTACGAGATGACCGACAAGGACGAGGCGGGCTTCTCGATCCGCTTCCGGGATGCCGCCGGCGCCTCGGTGGCGCGGACTTTCGACTATGTGGCGGCCGGCTATGGCCGCAAGAGCCTGTGAGGTGATCGATGACGCAATATAAGTACGAGGCACTGGCACCGACCGACAGCGGCTCGACGCTGCTTGAACGGCTGAACGGCCTGGTGCCGGCGCTGCTGACGCAGCACAGGGGCGAGGCCCGGCCGGATTACGTGCAGCCGGGCATGCTGTGGGTGAGCGACGCAGCAGCGACGTGGGTGCTCTGCATGTTCGACGGCACCTCGGATGTGCCGCTGGCCACGATCGATCCCACCACGCACCAGATCGTCAGCGCCTCGGTGCCGACCACGCGCAAGATCAAGGTTGGCCTCGGCCTGACGCTCGGTGGCGTTGCGGGAACGGATGCGGCACCGGTCGGTGGCGACCTCTCGGCCGATCGGTTGATCGGCGTCAACCTCGCCGGTCTGGCACTCGCCTCGGCCGTCTGGACTGCCGGGGTGAGCACAACGCCGGCACCGATCGACCCGGCAACCCTTAAATCGACGATTGCGGCCCGTGTGCCGTCGATCGCATGGGCTGATTTCTACTATAGCGGCGGTGCAGTCGTCATTCGCGGATCGGGGGGCATCTCGTCTATCGTTCGCAACGGCGTCGGAGACTACACGGTAACATTCTCCTCCGCGTTCCCCAGTGCCAATTACTCGCTGGGTGGCACGTTCTCGGCGCCGCCCGCGACGTATTACAACTGGTTGGGCGTATTGATCCATGCGGCCACCAACAGCTCCCAAGTGGGGAGCACGCCAACACTCAAGACGGCGGCTCAATGCCGGATTGCATTCGATGTGGACCCGCTGGGTGCCGGTAGCTGCGTCATCCACTTTATCGGAGGCTGAGATGCTCCAGTTTATTTCTGCCTCTGCTCCCACGTGGGAACGCGAGGATCATACCGCGCTTACCGCACTCGTCGTGCTCAAGGAGGACGAGTGTATTCTGGACCCATCGCCGTTCCACGCCTCGCAGGGTGCGGCTGGCCTCTCCGGTGAAGTATTCCGGGCCGTGATTAACTCGGGGGCCGAGATCGGTGCCTACATATCGCATGTCGAGGGCGCCCTCGACGATCTCCGCGCCGCCGCCAAAAGCGCCGTCGATGCGGCGGCCGAAGCCTACCGCCTGACCTGCATCACCGGCGGGGCGGGTCAGGCGATGGCCTACCAACAAAAACTGGAGGAGGCGAAAGCCTACCTCGCTGACGCCAGTCTGACGGCCGCCGAGTGCCCGCACATATTCGCCGAAGTCGGCCTCACCGGCCAAACGGCATGGGAGGTCGCACAGATCGTCGTGAATCTATATGCGATTTGGCAGATCAAGTCGGCCGATATCGAGCGCAAACGCCTCGCGGCCAAAGCGGCGATCGACGTGGCCGAAACAGCCGAGGCTATCAACGCTGCGTCCATGGTGGATTGGGGCGACTAATCCGCCGGACCTGACAATTTGAATGCCCGACGCCCGCCTCTGGCGGGTTTTTTGTTGCCTGAAAGGACGCAACATGACTGCGAAGACAACGGAATTCGACCGCGCGCTTGCCAAGGAGCTTATCCTCGAGGGCGGCTTCGTAAACCACGCCAAGGACCCCGGCCGCGCCACCATGAAGGGCGTGACGCAGGCGGTCTATGACACCTACCGCAAGTCGGTCGGTGCCGGCCGGCAGAGCGTCCGGTGCATCTCCGATGACGAGGTGCGGGCGATCTATCGCGGCCGCTATTGGGCGCTGATCAAGGGCGACAGCCTGCCGCCCGGCGTCGGCTTCGTGGTGTTCGACGGGGCCGTGAACAGCGGCCCGGCGCAGTCGGTGAAGTGGCTTCAGCGGGCGCTCGGCCTCGATCGCGTCGATGGCCTGATCGGTCCTCAGACGCTCGCGGCCGTCGCTGCCGTCAATGATCATGACGCGCTGATCGACCGTATCCTGAAGCTCCGCGACGCCTTCCTGAGGGCGCTCAAGACCTGGTCGACCTTCGGCAAGGGGTGGACGAACCGCCTGCGGCAGGTGCTCGCCGTGGGACATGCGTGGGCACGCGGATCGGTCGGACCTGAGGTGGTCTATGACGCAGCCGGCGCCGCCAAGGCCGTCGACACCGACGCCAAGACGGCGCCCTCGGCGGCGATCGCCGACGCGATGACCGGCGGCGGCGCCATCGGCGGCACCGCCATCGTCGGCGCTCTCCAGACGGCACAGACGCAGCTCGCGCCGCTGGCGGCCGGCAGCGTGACCATCAGCAATATCGTCGCCGGCATCGTCGTGGTGTCGGCCGTGCTGACGATTGGCGGCGCGCTCTATGGCTGGTGGGCTCGCCGGCGCCGTGCCGAGCTTGCCGAGGCGCTGGCGTGACCGGCCTCCTCGGCGCCGCCATTGCCTTCGTCAAGGTAGACTGGCGGCTCGTCCTCCTCCTCGCGCTGGCGGCGGGCCTCGGCCTCGCCGCCTGGCGCATCTACGCGGCCGGCGCCGCGTCCGAGGTCGCCCGGCAAGCCGCCGGGAGCCTTGAAGCACATCGGGAAAGGGTGATGATCGATGAGAAGCTCGATCGGGCGACGCTTGAGGATCTGTGCCGCGCTGCCAGTGGCGGCGATGGTTGCAGCGGGCTGCACCAGCACGGCCGGCCGACCAGGTGACGGGCTGAAGCTCGTCACGCCTCTCCAGCCGGCGGCGGCCGTGTGCCTCGCCGAGACGGACGCACCGGCGCTGAAACGCATCCTCGGCAATGACGAGATGATCCGCCGGTCACGCTGACGCGCCGAATACCACGGCGGGGCAGGGCGCCCCGCCGACGCATGACATTCAAGGGGCAAAAATGGCTGACGTGGGTCCACATCTCCCTCCCGGCGCAGTTGAGCTGGGGAGCGGAGTCCTGGGGGTGATCATGGCAAAGGTGCTGCCGGCGCTGGCCGGATCCTACATCCGCAATCTTTTCCCGCCGCGCAAGCCGTGGCGGCAACGTCTCATGGAGACGGCCGGCGGTGTGCTGATGGTGATCTATGCCGGCGAAGTCGCCGCCGGCGCGACCTGGGCCGTGCTCAAATGGGCGGGGGGCTTCGTCGGGGTGACGGACGTGGGTGAGTTCGTCAACAGGGCGCAGAGTGATTTGCTTGCCGCGTTCCTGGTGGGGCTCACCGGTATGACGGTGGTGGAAGGGGGATTTCACTACGCGAGGAAGTGGATGGAACAAAAGTCTCTCTTCAATCGTTCATGACACACTGGCATGGCATGCGCTCATAACGGGCCAAAGCACCCTAACAAGCGCATGCCAGCCCACAAAAAACTGCAATTTTCAATTCTACAGTATCACTTTATCCACACTCACACGACACCATATACAATAATGCTCTATGGAGTGCCGACCATGACGCGTTCCTTACTCAACATAGCATCTGTTGTAGCAGGATTTGCCTTAATCCCCCCGCCAGTTCCGATGCGTGATTCAAAGAACAGCAGTACTAGTCCCAAAAGGGGGGCAAAAGTGCATCGTCCCCGTAAGTGCTCGTCGAAGAAGGCCAAAGCATAGAGCTACATTTCTAAGATATTCTTTTCATTTTGTCTACACTGCGGGATCTCCGCCTTTATTCATTATCCGGAATGCAGCTGACTTTAGCCTCTGAGCCTCTATTCTTTTCAATGGAATGTTCAATTTAGATGCAATCCACTGCTTGTCGCCTGTATTCAATGGCATATAGTATGCGTATATATGGAACGTAACGCGAAGTAGGGCGACTAAGGCGCTTTCGTGGCCGTATTTATGTAAAATCTCGTCGATTGAGTCCCGGTCAATCTTTCCGTTCTTGTAGAGTTCTGCAATTATTTTAACGCTTGTGAAGTTGAAAGGTGTCTTGGCGCCGGGTTCCTCGCTTTCGTACTTTTTAACAAGTAATTCGAGCGCACGGATAGTGTGCTCTTGGCACAGATATCTCGCAAGCCCCGCCTGAGACATGTAAACCGACCAAAAAGAGAATATCCTCTTTACCTTATTATATCGCTCTTCAGCGGCCTTCTCATCGATTTCGAATGCATCCTTGATGCCTTGAATAGAGTGATCTTTGTCATAGGTCAAAATGGTAGCGATCGCATGGTTTAACGAGGCATATCTACCGCTCGCTTGGACCATACGATTGACGCATTCAAGTATAATTGTGGCCGGGTAAGTTCCTGCCCTTGCGCTAAGTATATGCCCAATGACTGAATGCGCCCGGAAGAGTGCATTGACGTTTTGCATATAGGCGTCATGGTCGAATTCGTGAATTGCAGGACTAATCTCTACGACCGTAGCGGCATCATCGAGCCGTGCATGAAGAAATGGCAATGTGTACTTCGCAACAACTTCTTCTGCGCTGTTAAGTAGATCGTCGACTTTGGCTTTGGTCAAAGAAACTCGGCGGTCGTCAACTGTCCCATTCTCAGGAATATGCTCAATCGTCTTGGGGACAAGACCGAGCATAAGCTCTCTAGAATCATCTGACAGGCGCCAGTCGTTCGTCCGGGAAAAGAGATTGTTGACGGTGTTTATCAGGCTTTCAATTATTATATTGTCACTTGAGTGGTATCCAAGGAAAATAACAATATT